TTCTGCATATGCTTTAGCAAGGTTTTCATCACTCAAATCAAGTGTTGTTGCTTCTGAACGCTTAATGTATTCGCTATATTCAGAATCAGCGTGTGTTGCTACTGTGCCTTCAATCTTATTGCCTGTTGCATTGTGACCGTAGACAATTGAATCGGCCTTTGCTTCTAAATCAGCCTCTTCTACATCATCATCATCATCGTCTTTAGCAAATGAAGCCTCTTCTACATCATCATCATCATCAGATGCTTCGTATGTTGTTGACTCTACATCGTCATCATCCTTATCATCCTTAGATATATTCACTTGCTTTTTCAATTCTTCTACCACACTAGTAAATTCTACCAATGCTTTTTCAATTTCTGTTTCTGTCATATTAACTTCCTCATTTTTATTTTCTTTTATTATTTCAAATTTTGCTTCAGGGTTAATGCCCTCTTCGCATATTGTTACTTCATGCAGTTCCAACTTATCTATTTCTTTATAGGTTCCAATATCAGCATCATACTTATTTGCTTTATGTAATGCTTGACCCCCAATTGAAAAAGAGCGAAGTTTGCCCCTGCGAATATCTCTTGCTACCTCTCTAGCCTTCTCAATGTCTTGACGCATTTTAATTACTACAAAGAGGCCGGTATCATCTACACCTGTTTTTAAAACATTACCTTTTGAATCACGCCAATTATCTAACACTTCTCCAACTTGACAATTACTGTGGGTAATCATTACATTTTTAAATTCACCCTTCATAAATTTATCAGAAGCATCCTTTAGTGCATCTAATGTAATTAAGTCATTTTGCTTATCTACTACATCAACTGATGCGTACCCTGCAATAACTAAAGGTTCGTTACGCCTACCCTTAAGAATAATTAATTCGGAACCTGCCCCGTAATGATTACCTAACATAGTAGGAGCAAGTACTATACTCATTGTCTAACTTTAAACAACTTCAACTATATAAACTTAGTTAAACATTATTCAGTATATGTAATATTTTTATGTCTATCTTCGTTAATATCCCATAAACCTTCATCACTTGATGAGGGTGTAGGCTCTTGTTCATAACCTGTCCATGTAATCCACTTTAAATTACCTGCCATAGTTACTATTCTAAAGTGCATTTTACCTTTATGTAAATCCCCTGTTAAAATATATTCGTGGTAGCCATCTCTTTGAGAACCCAATTTAACTTTACCTTTATCTAACATTTTACTTTTATCTAAAGTTTTATCTATTTCTGCTTTAAATTTGTCTGCTTTACCAAATAGGTTAAATAAATCATCTGTTGAATCCTGTTCAATTCTCCAAATTAATTTTCTATTACCTAACAATAATAATAAATTTAAATCGCCATCTCCCCTACGCCAAATTTCATATTTACCATCTTCATATCTATTTGGTGTTTTCCTATCAATTTTAATAGTTTCATCCTTAAAATCTTCAATTGATTCTTCATCTTCGGGGTCTTTTAGTAAAGTAGCACCATCCCAATAAAACTCTTTTTTATCTTCATTGTATAATATACCACCGAATGATGGCCCTGCTTCTTTTAACCTATTAGTTAGTTTTTCTTCTAAATTCTCTTCTTTAGATTTACCATCAGTCTTTTTTGGTCTAACTAATCTATATAATTCTTTTTCTAACTCTTCTTTCAAATGTTCAATGATTTCATTAATGTTAAATGTTTGCTCATCCCCATCATTTCTAAGTAGGTTGTGAACAGCCGATATTATCAAACCGTTGTCCTTCCCATACATTTCCTTCATTTTATTCTTCCAAATGTCTATATCGGACATAGCATTTTTACCCATTAAATTATTATCAAAGCCGTAAATTACATAACCCTCTTTAGTTAAATCTGTATGTATTGTAGATACACCGTGTATGTTATCTGTTATAGTATATGATTTCTTTAAGGCTTCAATTGTGTAATCTTGAATAGATTTTTTGCTTTCTCTTGAAAGAAATTCTAAAGTTATTATTTTCTCCGGTTCAGCCGCTTCGGGTATCTCAATTACCTTAGCACTATATATTGAAAAACCACCGTCTACCTTTTTTACTTCATCAACTTTGACTCTAATGATTGTTCCTTCTTTTTTAATTTTTATATTAGTATTAAGTGCTTTACCCACTATTAAATATTTATTTTCATCAATCTCTTTAACATTTTTATATTCATCATCATCTGATAATGGCCCTGCACCTAATGTATAACTGTATGTATTGTTTTTATTCTTACGAATATCCAACACAATTAAATCAAGGTCAATAAACTTTTTCCACTTAATCCACTTAGGGTTTTTCTTCTTCCCTTTAATATATGATGATTTAGCATCTTTAATCATTACACCTTCAGAAGTAGGGTTTTCCATAATTTCTTTTGCATAATCTTCTATTTCTTCTAAGGAGTCAGCAAAGCGAGTATCTCTTTTATTTGGAAATTGGAGTCTATCATGTGATAAACCAGCAAAGTTACTCATCAACCTTTTTATTCTATCTTCTAATTTTTCTGTAAAAACATCTTCTCTATCATGTTTCATTATATCAAATACATGAACCTTTATTTCAAAACCCTTTCTATTTTCCTTTGAATTAACATAGGCTAGAGTATCTGCTCTATGCAAAGGTTCATCGGCTTTGTATAATACTGCTTCTGCATCTAATATACATTCAGGGAAATCTTTATCTTCTATAAGTTTAACTTGTTTTTTAAATTTATGAGTAATATCATTACCATTAAATGAATATACTTTAATTTCCTTTGATTTATGAATCTGTATTCTCATCCCATCATATTTCTCTTGAACTAACCATTCACCTGTAAATCCTTTTAACTCTTTAATATCGTCAATTTCAAATATGCGATACATGGGCTTATTAGGTTGAATGAACACGGGGTCTTTTTCTGCTTTCATCAACCTTTTACTTTCTATTAATTCAGACCACTCTTTACCCGAACCTGTTTTTGAAAACACTTCATATAATAATTGGCGAGCAGGTGCTATTTTAGTCTTTAACCTTTCAACATTAATTTCTTCGCCGTAATTTTTTACTAACCACTCGTAAATCTCTTTATCAACTAAATCTAATCCTGTAAATCCACTTGTAAAATCATCAACCAATTTGGATTCTTCCGCCCAATCATCAATAGGTAGGGCTTCTCTATCGCTTCTGTAAGCCCAATGTAAAAATATTGCTAAAACTTCTTTGTCTTTGATTAATTCATCTACAAGTTTTTCTCCATATTTTTTTCTAAAGGGGTCTTGAGATATGTCAGAATCATCTCTTAGTGATTTTATTTTTTTATAAAAACTCTTAGCCTTTGAACTACTAGCATCTTTTATTCTATCAGAATAGACTAGGTTTTCGTCTAACCTTTCTCTTAATAAATCACCAAAATCGTTAGAAGAATCCCAATGCTTTCTAGCACTATCTATAATTGTATTCCATTCATCCCCGTAGTCTTTAGGTCTTTCTTTAGCACTTAGATATGCTATTCTCACTTCATCATAAAAAGAGCGAACTTGTCTTGAAAGGGGGTCAATCCTTTCGGCTTTTAGAAGGATAATACCACCTTCATAAACTCAAATTACCTTGTTTTGGAGGTAAATTCTTTTTGCCGCCAGCGAATTGAACTCTCCTATCCTTTGGTACTAAAGCATCTGCTTCACCAACTTGTGTAGTTCGGTTTTTCTTTTCAAGACTATCAATAATAGGTTTTAATTTAGAAATACATTCCTTTAAATTGGTCAACCATTCAACTTCATTAGATGATAATGCTTTCTTTTCATCATCACCGGCTAATGCACTAACAACTCCTAAGAATTTTTCTGTGTCTTGACTTTCTGACTCTTCAAATTCATCGGGCATAGGCTTTCTTCTTTCAGGATTCTCCCTTTCATTTTTACTAATTACATCACCTGTAAAATCTCTACTTTTTACTAAGTAATTTTTTGGTTTAGATAATACTTTTGGTTCAGCAGGTTTAGCGGCATATCTTGGCAAACTTCTATTACCCAATGTAGATTTATCCCCTACATTCTGCCCACTAAGCATATCATCTTTTTCACCCTTTTGTTTTTTAGCCTTAATATGTTCAGGAACCTTATTAGGCATATAACCCAAAGCATTTGTAATTAGAATATCTAATTCATCCAATGTGCTTAACGCTGTTGTTAGCATTCTTTCTCTATCTCCCAAATTATCCTTTGGTACAGTTAGACCAAATTCTATCTCATCTTTATCTAGCATTTTATTCACCTTGTATTTTTTGCACTAGGTTATCTATATCTTCCCAATCCATTTTAGCGAGCGAATCGGCGTCCGGCATAGCGGTAGTTGTCTTTAGTATTGGGGTCGGGGAATTAACTTTAACTAATCCCGATTTCATTAAAACATTATCAGCATTATAAACTGTTTGTTTTAAACTCGCATTCTCCACTTCTAGTGTTTTCACTCTATCTACTAATTCTTTTAGTAGCATATGTAATTCATTATCTTTCATTTTATTCATCTTCCTGTGTTTTTAAATTT